GAGGTATTGAACGGGCGCAGCCAATAATTATAGGCCGTGCCGGTGGTCAGTCCGGAAACGGTGAACGCCTGGCCCGACACCGAGCCAACCAGCACCGCGTCCGCCTCGACCGAATCCATGCTCTGCCAAATTTGCACGCCGGCGAGATCGGTGTTGCTCGGATTAATCCATTGCAGATAGGCTGATTTCAGCGAGGCGGCGACGGTGAAGGAAGTCGGCGCAGCGGGACCAGTGGTCTGCGCGGCGCTGGTGATACTGACCGAGCTGCAAAAATACGACGAGTAGCCGTTTTGCGACACCGCGGCGACTTCGACCGAATAAGGCGTGTCGGCTACGAGCCCATCCCATGAGAAGCTCGGCAGCGCCGTCTGGTAACTGACATATGCGCCGCCGTTTTGAGAAATCGACACGTTGAAATAGGCGAAATTATTATACCAGCCTGGCGGCGCACCCGCTGGCGGCGTCATCTCCGGCGTCGGCGCCCATGTCGCGTTTAAATCGACCATCAGCGTGCCATCTGCGTTAAGCGAGGCAGAGGTGGTCAGCGCCAGGCCCGTCGGCACGGGCGGCGGCGTCGTATCGACCAGCACGCCACCAACGGTGATGGCGATCGCCGGGCAGATGTTCAGATTTAGCTGGTTGAAGGCGTCGTAACAAGCCAACATCACATAGTAGGTCGTGAACGACGCCGCCGGAAACGACACAGCGTTGAGCGCCCCGTTATAAACTGGCGTCGTGGTCAACGGATTGAAATTTTGAGTGGTTGAGAGCCAGATGATCGAACCAGAATAATCGAGATCAGCCGGCGGCGGATAGTTCACATAAATAGTTGAAAGACTGGCGGTGACATTAGGAATGATCATCGCCGGCACGGGATTGTCGCACAGAATCGACACTGGCTGCGACTCATTGCCGAGCGTGTCGCGCACTGTGACGACAATCAGAAACGAGCGCTGCGCCGGCTGATTGAATGGCGCGTTGTCGGCAGTGTTTTGCGCGAAGGTATATTCAAAGGTATTGGTGGTGGTGCTCCATGTGCTCAGCAGCGTCTGACCCGTCGGGTCGTATATTTGCACCAAATTGTCACGATAGAACGGATTGGGTTGCCCGCCCGCCGGCTCACCGGCGGCGCCGTAATCGTAACTTGTGATCGGAAAATTATTATTCCAGACGACCGTGCAATTCTGCCCGCCGAACGTCGTCGAGTTGCCCTGCCCCGCGATCTCCAAATTCGAAACAGTCGGCGTCGGCTGACCAGTCCAGCTGGTGACGGTGTAGCTGGCGGTCAGCGGCGTCGAAACCAATCCGGCGAGCCCGACATCCGAAACATAGAAGGTATATTCGCCGACGGTGGGATTATTCAGCGTAAAGGTGGCCTGAGACACTGAGCCGTAACTAACGAAACCATTCGGCGTCAGCGCGGAGACCTGATAGGAGACGGCGAGAAAATCAGGACCAGGCGTCCACGACACCGTGAGGTTATTCGAGCCGACACCATTGGTCAGAAACACGCTCTCATTGAAGGTCATATTCGACGGCGGCATGATCGTCGTGGGCGGACGATAATAATTCACAGGATTGAAATTAATATCCTGCTCGATGCGCGCGAACTTAGTCGGATCGTAAAACAAGCCGGTGATCTGGAAGATATTCGGCGCGGTCTCATTGCGCGAAAGCACAGTGAACTGACGCGGCTCGACATCGGTGCCGGAGATCACAAACATCGCGGCGATCTGCGGTTGCGGCGAAAATGCCGTCTCCAACTCGATTATCGTATTGGTTACATCGAAGCCGTAGATCGCGCCGGTGGCGATCGAACCGTCGGGTAATTCGACCAGCAGATTATAAGTCTCGCCAACACCCGGAACGAACGGCGCGTCAATGGTGACATAATTTCCAGATATAGCAATGATGCGCCCACCGGCGCGCACTTCGGCCTTATAGGGATCGGCGATAGCGATAATGTCGCCCGGCACGATGTTCGCCGAATCGAACGAGGCGCTGAACTGCACGGTGTCGGTCGCGGTCTCCTCAGTGTCGATCGCCCAGCGACCATAACGATTAGCCATGGCGCGCGTGGTGCAGCCGCGCGCGTCGATCACCAGCTGACGCCAGCCGAATTTTTGCAGCAGCGCGTCGTCGATCACCACCTCGACGGCGGCGATATAAAAATTAGATGGATCATACCAGGTGACGAGCGCGACCGAGTGACGCGAGGTCATCGCCGTGCCGGAATATTCGAAATGACCACCGATGACGTTCGCCGGCGAGTAGAGTTTGATTGGGTCGGCGGGCATATCCGCCACGCAAAACACCTGGCTCAGCGACCAGAACGCCATGCCTCGAAATGCGGCGGCGATGGTCTGAATGACCTTGAACGCCTCCTGCTGATCCATAATCTGAATATTCATAGTGTAGCGGGTTTCCATGCCGCCATAACCATCGGAGACCTGACCGTCGCAATATTGGGCGATCGCGTAGAGACCCCAGATATCCACCATATCTGCCGAAAGGAACTGTCCGAGCCCGTAGCGGTTGTTCACTAGCAGATCGCGCAAGATCCACGCTGGATTATTGGTCCATGCGTTCTTAAAAGTGCCATCCCAAACGCCGGTGTAGGTTCGAGCGATCGGATCGTAATTCGACGGCACCTCGATGATCAGACCCTTGACGGCATAGGAGCGCGTCGGCAACGACGAGCTACCGAAATAGGCGGCGTCAACCTCCAATGCGACCACCGCGGAGTAGGGATAGGTAAGCTGCGCCTCAACCACCTCGATATAGCTCGAAAAGAAAGTCTGACCGATAAAGGTCGTGCCATTTTGGTTGGCTATGGTGCGACTGTAGCGAATATTCCAGGGAAAGCCGCCGACTGGTAGCACGAATGAATCTTGAATATAAACCGGCGACGAGCACACGCCATAAATCGTCCGATTGACGACAGTTGTCCAGGCGCCGTCAACTGGTTGAACCTCGACCATCCAGCCGACAGTCCAAGGATAAGTGCTACCGTTATAAGTTGACATCAGTGCAGGAATCTCGGTGATGATTATCACCGAGGTTGTATTAGCATCATCTATAGTTCTAACGATACTCAGTTCGGCGAGCACCTCGGTTCCAACGTTGAATACCGTTTGGGCGCCAGAATTGCCCGGAAACGGCATTTGATCGGGACCGCCGTTCTGAAAATTCCAACTGACGCCATGAAAATTAACGGTGGCGTCGGGATTAACGACTGGCGTATTTCCAAATAGAATCGAATTCCCGCCGTTTACTAGTCCGACGATCGGTCCTTCGGAGATCAGCTCGATCACCTGAATTTGCGTATCGGACTGAAGCGAGTTTGGATAAGTTACGGTCGAGGCGGTCGAGGCGCCACCACCTTTACCGCCACCTTTTTTGCCGCCGCCGGAGCCTTGAATGGGCGCGGGAAGAAACTTCGGCGTCATCATGTCGATCCTACGTTGCTTCCGACAGTGCCGGAGATCATACCGCCTAGACCAAGCGGCACGTAGCCGGCTGGAGTGCTCACATCCACCACCGTGCCAGTGACCGGCACGAAACCAGGCGGCACCAATTCGACCGACAGACCGGATGAAACTACAACCGAGCCGGCGTTGACCTCGCCGTAGACCAGCGGCACCGGATTACCCTGCGTATAGACGTTGACGGCGCCGAGCGCGTAAGACGCGCTATTACCGGTTTTTTGCGGATTAGTTTTTGGACTGAGCAGCGAGGCGACGCCGGCGACGGTCAGCGCCAAGCCAACCATGCCAAGGTTGCCAGCGAGACCCGCTGGCGCCATCGCGGCGACGCCTGCTCCCGCCACCGCCGAAAGACCACCCGTGACCATGAACAGCGCCGCGCCGATCAGCGCGCCGCCCAGCAGCGTCTTCACCAGCCCCGAGCGCTTCGAACCGGCGACAACCGGAATAAAATGCAGGTCGGCATTACCCAGTCTGAAGGCGTTGGTATCCTCCAGTCCGAGACGCATTCCGGTATCTTCGGCGCCGCGCACGACTTCCCATTCGTGCTCGCTCATGTCGCGAGTGAAACCCTTGAAGTTGGCGTTCAGCGCGCGGATCGCCTCGCCGGCGGTCGCGACTTTTAGTCGATAGATAGGTCCGTATTTCTCGCCGAGAAAACCGTGCAAATAAACATTTCTCAATTTGTTTTCTCCGGCCCGACGTAACGCATCCAGCGATCAATCGACCGCACCCACATTCCCGAGGGTTCGCGACGTGACAGGCGCGTCGGCAAATGATGTAAAATAAGACCGCCGCCAATTAGCAAGCCGCCGTGATTCGCCTGTTCGGACTTAATCTTGATGTAAAACATATCGCCAGGACGCGCTTCCGTATTCGCAATCTGAATAAATCCAGTCTTCAGCGAATTATTGACGTAGAGATTTTCACCCGGCTTATCTTTAGTTCCTATCCACCAGCCGTCGTCGCGCGGAAACTGCGGTAAATCGATCGGCGGCAGCGGCCAATCAATCTCTTGCTTTGCCAACTCATGCCGCCCGAGCGCGTAGACATCGCGAATTAGCGAATAGCAATCCTGCACGCCATGTAAAAACTGACGCCCGAGGATCGGCGCCATCGGTAGCTGATCGCCCCATTGTGTGAACGGCAGCACGTTTTCGGCGTCGAGCGGCACGATCACCCACGGCACTGCGGTAGCGATCTGTCCGCGCATGTCGCTGGCGCTAGGATGACGCTGCAAGCCGGGATGCGAATGCACGACCGCGGTGATCTTTCTGGAGGTGTCGAGCAGCGCCTGCGAATAAGTTCCGCTGGAGATTTCGAAGTCGTTCAGCGGATCAGCCGCATAATTGAAGCACGGCAAATAGAAACCATTGTCGAACAGCAGCCCGCAGCTCTCATTGGGATATTCGGCGCGCGCGTGCGCTACGATTGTGGAGCGCGCGTTAGGCGGGATCAGCAGGGGCTTACGCTCACCCATCAATTCGCCCCGCTCGCGCGGCCGACGCCAGGAAAGCCTCCGAACGGCAGATTGCCATTAGCGCCGAAACGCAGCTTGCAGTCGGATAGATTGCGACCGCACTGATCGAGCGCCGGCGAGGTCTGCACGTTGCCGAGCGCGTCGAAGTAACTGGAGCCGGTGTAGGGACAATATGCCTTGGAATAATCCCAGGTGCTGGTCGTGGCGTCCCAGAAGCGATATTGCCACAGGCAAGTGTCGCGCAGGATCACCCTGCCCGGCAGCATCTTGCCCTCCTGATCGAACGAAGCCGATAACTCCCACTCGATATAGACCGGATTTTCCGAGGATTTACGGTCTATAACGAAGGTCTCGGGGCCGTAATAGGCGGTCGGATCAGCTTCGCTGGCGCCATCGAGAAACTGCGCGAAGGTGCGAACGCGCTGAATGGTGCAGCCAGCGAGATCGCCATAGGTGTTGACCAGTGTCTGAAACACCCCGTTGCAGTTCGACAGCTTCATCTTCGGACGCGGCAGACCGCCAACGCCGGATGTCTCGAAGCCGGAGAACTCAACATCGACCGCGGTGTAGAGCACGC